TACAATACTCACTATATGGCATATCTAGCAAATATGTCAACAAACGAATTATACCTAGATAGTGCCGATATTAGAAACAATATTGTATCACTAGCAAAAATGTTAGGTTATACACCTAACTCACCAAGAGCACCTAAAGCTTCAATCAACGTTGTTGTAAATGACGGAACAGGAACATCAATTACAATGGCAAAAGGTACCGTTTTTACTACTACATTAAACGATACAACTTATCAATATATTAATAACGAAGATATAACTACAACACCTGTTGATGGTGTTTTTACTTTTTCTAATGTAACCTTATATGAAGGTACTTTAGTTAAATTTAAATATACGGTTGATGAAACAGACGTTGACCAAAAATTTATTATACCAAGTTCTAACGCAGATACATCAACTTTAAAAGTTATAGTGCAAAACTCAGCAAGTGATACATCTTCTAACACTTATACATTGTCAAGTGGTTTTTCAGGTGTAGGTTCTGATAGTAAAGTTTATTTCATACAAGAAAGCACAGACGGTAAATTTGAAGTATATTTTGGTGATGGTGTTACCGGTAAAAAATTAGAAAATGGCAATGTAGTAATTTTAGAATATATTGTAACCAATAAAACATCTTCTAACGGCGCTAAAACTTTTGCTTTACAAGGAAGTGTCGGTGGTTTTACAAATGTTTCTATAACTACTAATTCAGTATCGCAAGGTGGTGCTGATAGTGAAGATAATGAATCAGTTAAATTTAATGCGCCTTTAAATTTTGCGGCTCAAGACAGAGCGGTAACAACAACTGATTATGAAACACTAGTAAAAGGAATTTATCCTAATGCATTATCAGTAAGTGCTTGGGGTGGCGAAGATGATGAAACGCCAAGATATGGTATTGTTAAGATTGCAATTAAGGCAGGTTCAGGTGCAACACTAACTGACCAAACTAAATTAGATATTGTAAATGGTTTAAAAAAATTTAACGTTGCTTCTGTTAAACCAGAAATTGTTGACCCCGAAACAACTTCAATAGTTTTAACTTCTAATGTTAAGTATGACGCCAAGTCAACAACTAAATCTAAAGATACTTTAAAATCAGATGTTATAAACACAATAACAAATTACAATACAGGTACATTACAAAAATTTGATAGTGTTTTTAGACATTCAAAAATTACAGGTTTAATTGATGATACAGACAATAGTATTTTATCAAATATAACTACTTTAAAAATGAGAAAGAGTTTTACACCTACACTTAACTCTGCTACAAAATACGATATCTATTATAGAAATGCATTATATAATCCACATTCAGGTCATAACTCTGCTTCTGGTGGTATTTTAAGTTCAACAGGTTTTAAAGTTGAAAATGATAATAACGAAATGTTTTTAGATGATGACGGACAAGGTAATGTAAGAAGATATTACCTAGTTTCTGGTGTTAAAACTTATGCAAATGAAACGCAAGGTACAATTAATTATACAACAGGTCAGGTAACATTAAATTTAATTAATATTGCTTCTATATCAAATATTAGAGGCGCTGCTTCAACGGTCATAGAAATTACGGTACAACCATCTTCAAATGATGTTGTTCCTGTCAGAGACCAAATTGTAGAGATTGATGTTGCAAACTCAATAATTACCGTAGAAGAGGATACCTTTGTTGGTGGTTCTGCTGAGGCAGGTGTAGGTTATACAACATCAACAAGTTATTAATGACAAATGGCAAAGTTTAATGAAAAAATATCAGCAATTATTAACAGCCAAGTTCCTGAATTTGTAGTTGCTGACCATCCAAAATTTGCCGAGTTTCTTAAAGTTTATTATCAGTTATTAGAATCAGCAGAATTAAAAGTAAAAGATGTACAAAACACCGTTGGTGTTTTGATTGAAACTGAAACTGGTCAAGAAAACAATTTAGTATTTAACGCAACAAGAATAGGTAGTGCTATTACACCTATTGATGAAGGCGATAAAATATTATTAGAAGAAACTGGTTATGGTAAATTTATAGTTGGCGAAACTATAAAAGGTAAAACTTCAGGTGCAGAGGCAAAAGTATTAGCCGAAGATTTAACAAATGGTAGATTGTTTATATCTGCTCAAGATAAATTTATTACAAATGAAATAGTAGATGGTTTAGAATCTTTAGCGTCTGCTACTATTACTAATTACAGACCTCAACCTGTACAAAATATATCAGACCTTGTTAACTTCAGAGACCCCGATAAAGCAATTGAATCATTTTTAAATAATTTTAGAAATGAATTTTTAGCAACACTACCTGAAGTATTAGATAGTGAAGTTAATAAAAGAAACTTAATTAAAAATATTAAATCATTATATAAGGCAAAAGGTACGGCTGCAGGTCACGAATTATTTTTTAGATTATTATTTAATGAAAGTTCAGAAACAATATACCCTAGAGAAAATTTATTAAAAGCTTCTGATGGTCAATTTGACTCTTTAAAAATTTTAAGAATTCTTGAAAGAGTTGGTAATACAGAAGGATTAATTGGTAGAACAATTACAGGTAAAGATTCAAGAGCAACTGCTATTATTGAAAACTTATCACGTTTTCAAATAGGCGATTCAACGGTTACTGAATTAATTTTAAATCAAGATAGTATTGTTGGTACTTTCCAAATAGGTGAAGAAGTATCAGGAACAATTAGTGATACAGATGACTATTTTATTAAGGCAGATATAACAGGTATTCCAGGTACAAAAACAATTACTAATGCAGGTTCACTTTATAAAATAGATGACAACGTAAAAGTTACCGCTGGTGGTGTTGGTGCATTATTTCAAATTTCAGATATTGGCGCAGGCAAAATTGATGAATTAGTTTTAGATGACGCAGGTTCTAATTATAATATTGGCGATACTATTAATTTTGATAACACAGGTACTTTTGGTTCAAATGCTGCCGGTTTTGTAAGAGTAGTAAATGGTGGTATTGCTAACGAAGATAGTTCAGGTGATAACGTTGTATTAGAGGAAGAAACTGAAAGTGGCGATATTTATTCAGGTAATAAAATAGTTCAAGAAGCTGCTACAGGTTCAGGAGATATTACAGATTTATTTTTATCAAATACTGGTAATGGTTATAAAAGTTTACCAACAACAACTATTGTAAGTTCAAGTGGTAGTGGTGGTAAAGTTGTTGCATACGGTGATAACGTAGGAAAAATTAATTCATTAAAAACGGTAGAACACGGTAAGGGTTATGAGACAGCACCTTCGCCTACTTTATCATTTATAAAAAACTTTTTAGTAATTGATATAACAGGTACTTTTATAGCAGGTAATACTTTTACTACTTCAGGTGGTGCTTCAGGTAAAATTTTAAGTTTAGATACTAATACAAGTGTTTTAAAATTAGATGAAGTTACCGGCACTATTAATATAAATGATACTATAACATCACAAACAGGTGGTACTGCTAAAATTAAAAAACACAATTTAGCAACTGCTACCGTAAACGTTGTACCTATAACAGATACAGATGGTGAATTTATTAATGAAGTAGGTAAACTTTCAGAAAGCACAATGAAAATACAAGATAGTTTATACTATCAAGATTTTTCATATGTAATTAAAGTAGGTCAATCTATTAATGCTTGGCGAGATAGTTTTAAAAAAACTATGCATACTTCAGGTTTTTATTTTACAGGACAAGTTAACGTTGCAACTCAATTAGATTTAAGTTTGAAATCGCCTGTTATTGGTTCAGTTTCAGGTGTTGCTGATAGTCCATTTATGAGATTAATTAATACTTTATTTTCTACAATATTTGGTAGAAGATTAGGAACAACAACTGACGGAACAAGTAAGAGAACAAATGCTTTAATAAGTGGTGCTATTGATAGTGACCCATTAACACACGAACATTTTAGTGATAATCAAAGAGACGTAACCTTAACAAGGGCACCTCTTGAAATTGATTATTTAAGTAGAGTTAGAAGACAAATACCTGACTCAACTCAAACATATAACGTTAGACAAGGACACGCATACGCAGGACCAAGATATGCATTTTTAGACAAGAATATACAAACTATATTTGATGGTGCTGGTTTTACATTTCAGACTTTTCACGATATAAAAATCATTGGTACTAGAACAGGACTAGATGGTCAACCAGCGATATTCATTGCTACATCACATCCAGATGGTAGAAATCTAAAGACTAATTTTACAATACCTGCTACGATTGCAACTAACAAAAACGACTTTTCTAACACAATTACCAACTTCAGCCAAACAACTGCTACGTTTGATGATACAACGCCATAGGAATGATTATAAATAGTAGAGAGATTTAAAATATGCCAAAGAGTACAATAAATTTAGGAAGTTCACCAAATGACGGAACAGGTTCAAACCTACGTACTGGTGGTACTATAATTAATAATAACTTTAACGAGATATATTCTAATTTTGGTGATGGTTCTAATTTAAAACCATACATTGACTTTGCAGATGACTCGTCAACGGTTTTAAGAACAAACATAGGTAATCCTATAACGGTTACTGGTGGTCTTGGTATTCAAACTTCAATTACTTCAGGTAAATTACAAATTGCAGTAGATAACTCGGTACTAACTGCTAACGCAACTGCTACACTTACAAATAAAACTATAAGTTTAAGTAATAACACCGTTTCAGGCACATTAACAGAATTTAATAACGCAATAAGTGGCACAGAATTTGCTACGACAGACCAATCTCAAACAATTACAAACAAAACAATAAGTGGTGCATTAAACACATTTTCAGCAATACCAAATACTGGTCTTGCTAATTCAGGTATTACAATTAGAGATAACACTTCAACAACAGACGTTGTAAATTTAGGAGAAACATTATCTATTTTAGGTACAGGTTCAGTATCAAGTTCGGTTACAGGTAATACGGTAACTTTAAACGTATCAAATTTGACAAACTCTGACTTATCAGGTAGTGCAGGTATCACTAACGCAAACTTAGCTAATTCTTCAATAACAATTGGTAATGCTTCTGTAAATTTAGGAGATACTTTAACAGCAGCAGGTAATTTTAATTTAACAGGTTCATCTTCAATTTCAGGTACAGGTACTATTGACCAAACTGGTTCAGGTTCTAAAGTTAGATTTAACTTTGCTAACGTACCTAGTTTCCCTAGTTATTCAACATATTCAGGTTCTATTGCAATTGATGAAACAAATGAAATAATGAAGTTTGCTTCGCCTAGTGCTTGGATTGAAGTATTATCAGAAAACTCTGTACTAGATAAAATTTCAAACGTATTTCAAACTGGTGTACAAAATGGTTACGTACTAAAATGGAATTCAGGTACTGCTCGTTGGGAGGCAAATGCAGAATCAGCTGGTGGAATAACGGTACAAGAAGAAGGTTCTTCTTTATCATCAAGTGCTACAACATTAAACTTTGTAGGTTCTGCTGTGACCGCTACAGGTACAGGCGCAACAAAAACTATTACAATAACTGGTGGTTCAAGTGCATTAAACGATATTACAGATGTTACCGTTTCATCGCCTGTTGCTGGTGATAGTTTAGTTTATGATGGTTCTGGTTGGGTACAAGCACAAACACCAGTATCACAATTATTGGT